AGTCCCGATGGAACTAACAGCTGCTGCTTCTTCCATACTTAGCTCTCCGTCACCGTCTTTATCCCAGTTTTCTACACAAATGCGCTTTACCTCTGGGTCCTCAAAGCGAATCCACCACTTAGCAATGTTCAGCTTGAGCTTAGGATAGTGTGTCATTAAGGCATCGTAGGTGTCACGATACGCACCAGTGGTGAGGTTGATAGTACCGTCCAAGACTGGGTATGGGTCGTTTCCATATTGACCTTCTGCATCGATACCCTGATAAGTACCGTCTACCAACTGAGACAGCTTATCGAATGCTCGCCCATCGGTAAATGTTTCATTGAAACCGACACAGCGCACGTAACGCAGGGAGTGAGGAACTTGCCCTACCTGTGCATCCATTATCCCAATGAGCATCTTAATCGGCTGAAGGTTATCACACCCACTCACGAAGTAACTCATAACGTTAGGAGCGCAGGCTTCTGTATTACACTTTTCATTCGTGAGTTTGTCGAGGTTTTTCAGTTCGACGTATGAGGTCGAAGCTGGGTAGTCGACTTCTTCGAGTGCACCACCATCAGCAAAGTGCGCTTCGGTGAGTGAAGAGCCACCAGCGAGGAACTTACGCAGACGGAAGTTACTGCGCATATCGAGCGAACCGCCAAGAGTCGAGATGTTCTGCACATCAATCTCCTCTAAGGATGTTGTATTACCGAGCGTAAGCGAAGCTATGAGTATCTTCACCTTCTGTTCGTTCTCATCACCGAGTTTTAATCGCTTGAGTCGCTTACCTATAATAGAAAGCGCACCATTGATGACATAGGAAGACCAATCGCCAATATCGAGCAGGTAGTCTGCTGACTTGACAGATAACTGCTGGTCGCTGGTACCGTTAATATCTACGACTATTTCGCAAGGCTTACCAGCATCTGTGCGAGCACCACGCATAATCGTAGTACCGTATGCGATGGTTGGATATAACTTCATTGCAGGTGTCAGGCGCAGAACGATTGAGTTTGTTGTAGCATCAGCCTGTGCAGAGGTACGCACAGTGATAGCCCCTTCAGCAGTCTTGGCATCGTAGTCGCCAAAGGAGTACTTAGACATAAGGTATTGAATACGCTTCTTCACCCACGCTACTTCAGGTGACTTACCGTCACCGAGCGACTGACCAAGTGGGTCAGTGTCATTCGTATATGTACCTTGCAGCATGGCAAGCTTCATCTTCTCGTACAGCTTGCCATCTTCATTGTAGAGCATAGATGAGAAGTTATCAATCACAGAGAAGTAATACTTCTCGAAAAATGCAAAGAGCTTCTGCTGGTGCGTACCTTTCTGTAGTCCTCCAAGCTCCTCCATCTTCGCAAGCATTCGACGCATCATTTGCGCACGTTCTTCTGGGTACGCTTGTTCCATCAGGTTCCACAGTACGGACTTCTCTCCGTTCCAAACAGGAGTGCCGTCCTCGTAGGTGTCGTGATATTCTACATGGTAGGGCTTTTTCATCAAGCCCTGATTGATGACCGTTAGAATTGTATCAAGGTCATCTTGTCTAAATCGCCATTTGCTCTTTGACATGTTCATTCTGCATTAAAGTTATACGGGTATATGTTCTTTGCGCAGTTGTCGGTCGCTGCCACCGTTTCAACATATAGTTGATGATAAAGTAGGTCACTGATGTCCCAGTACTGTGACTGCTCAGCACGGAACTTCTGAATGCGTGCTGACTTGAATAACTCATTGAGCTGGGCTGCGTCACTAACTGAGCTAAATATCGTCTCAGTTAGTCCGTACTTATCTCCGACTAACTGCTGTCGAAGATTTACAACCGACACACCGCTATCGAGTGTTGAAGGGCAGAACTTCTTATACAAGCTATCGTAATAGTATAGGTTGTATAGATTAGGGTCGTCTTCCTTCGCAATCCAATACTCAATGTGTGTTGAATGTGGGTCAGCGTTCAGTTCGTCAAGTGTACCATTGAAAGGCTCAATGAATGTATTACACTGATACACTATGTTATAAGCTGGTATATACGACTCAATGAGCTGCTCAGCCCTCTGACGAGTCTCATCTTCCGATGTTGACTTGTCATCAGCAGGAAGAACAGCGTAGTCCAAGTCCCAGCAATTCTCCCAAGAGAGTTCAGATACTTGGTATTGATACGCTTCTTCCTCCGTATTGTAGCGGATGCGTCGTTTGTCCCAAGGAACTTGGAAGAGAGTCAAGCGTGGAGAGTTATCAGAGCCTTCGATTGATAAGAGGTCTGGGAACAAGTCCTTGTCATATCCAAAGGTCGCAGCATCACCTTTGTCTGGACCGAGTGTAAAGAGACCGACGAACTTGTATGTAACAGTACCGTCTTCTGCTGTTTGTTTCTCGAATCCGACGAATGTCTCTTGATAGATTGAGACTCGGGCTTCGCTGTCCTGCTCGATGCCCTCATTTGTTAAGCCTACCGCTTTCCATAGGTCGGTAAAGGAATTTACAGAGCCCATCTTGTGGTATTGCATTGAAGAAGCAGTATTCTTCTTTCCTGTCAGTTTAGATATTTTTGAAAGGTTCATGAAAAATTTAAACTTCTTTTGAGCGGTCTGACCATCTTCATAGATGACAGTCGAATCGTAAGACAATTTCCCTTTCCAGTTCCAAAAGTAGTAAAGCATTGACGATGTTCCTTGCCCTTGCATTTGGAAATTGGTAATCGTCAAACGAAGAAGATTCGTATTGCCATCTTTCGGATAGATTTCCAACGTGCCTTTAGGCTTGTATGATTTACCATACTCATAAGCAGGAAGTGGCTTATCGAAGGTAAACACGTTGACTTTTCCACGCACCTTGTCGAAGTCAACTGTGGTACCGAGCGTATCATAGATGTCATTGTCCAACTTTTCAGCACTCTTTTCTCCTACGGTTGCAAGTGCATTGATGTAATCTTGATGCACGTTTGCAGCATCCATTGCGCTGTCATAGATACGAATAGAATACAAATCAACATCCGCTTTATCTGAGCCAATAACAATGTCACCACCTGAACCTATCTGCATAGAGTCTGTAAGCAAGTAGGCAAACTTACGAGCTTCAATACCATCAATGTAGAGGTACACGAGGTTAAGGTAATAGGTATTTCCATTCAAGACGTAGGTGTACTTCTTAGGACTAATTACGAGTGCAAGGCGAATGCGTACACCATCATCAGTATTCATAGCCTGCACATCAGCATTACGCTCACTACGAGTTGCGAACATAATAGAAGACGGCTTAACCTTTAATCCGATATAACCCTTCTGGTAAGGCATAGATATCGAGATGCACTCTGCATTGTAATCAGATGTGTTGTTAATCTGATAGTCAATTTCGATGGTCTTACCCGATTGTGCTGCCTCCTTAGCGAAAGGCTTGTAATCGATAGTAAGGCGAGAACCTGCGAGCAAACGCAATGTGCGTGCACCTTCATCATCCGTCACCCAGCCGTCACGTGAGAAGGCTACGTTCTGCCAATTAGAACCTACATGATCAGAGTTGATGAGATTGCGAAGAATGTTGCGGTCGGTGTCAGTGTTGTTTCTGTTCTTCGCATTGAAATAAAACACCGCTCCAGCAGTAGCAGAGTAACCCTGCGAGTTATCCACTGGGAAAGGAATTGCATCACGCAAACGCACCTCGTCTGTTGGGAGAGTTCTGAATCCGATTAACGCTGTAAAGTCAGAGTTATCGATTGTCTCGACCTCAAGAGATAAGGTATATTGCATCTTGGTTTGTGTCAGTGTGTTTTTAGACACATTCTCTTGAAGGATCTCGTTATCTTTCTTCATCAAGATTGACAGTGGTGTCGTAACAGCCTTGCCGTCATATACAGCATATTCCAACACCTTGTTTTCATACCAGTTCAGCAGCTTCTCTGCCTTGTTATTGACGACTACCATCTTCACAGCTTCGTTATTAGCCACCGCCATAAAGTCGTAACCTACTGGAGTAGTCTGAACGGTGTTGTCTTCATTAGATAGCCAAGCAGACAGATGGAAAAGACCTGTCTTATTCGTAAATGGAACGGTGTAAGCGACAGGCGAAGATGTATAGGTTGCAGTTCCGAACTGTCGCTCATACGTCTGTTCGTATCCTTCACCCGTAATTTTCACGTGCAGCGTCTTCGAGATGTTACCACTGATATAACACGGCAGCACAATATCTCCCTGGTAGGCTTTCCACCAGTTAAATTCTGATATTGAAAGGAAGAGCGCAGACAACGTAATCGAATACACCAACGCAGGGGAGGTCTGACCAGTAACCTCACCTGTAATTTTTACCATAATATTATTTTGTCCACTCTCTAAGAACTTGAACACATCAACAGTGGTAATCGTATTAGACTGACATCTACCACGAGCCTTACTAACGAAAGTTCCATCGCCAGCCTTAGCGAAGATTTCGTATGTTCCCCACTCACCGCTATCAATATAATCCGACTGTCCGACATCCTTAGTGCGAGACACAAACATAAACTTAATCGTACACTCGCCTGCTGACTTAGAGGCTGAGAGCGTAGTAGAAGGAGATTGATTAACAGCACGGAGATAATAGAGGATAGTCTGCTGCTGTCCTCCACCACCTTGCCCAAGATTAAGTTCAGATAACTTCATTGGAACCCACTCATCACCATTCCATACGAGTACACATGTCTCGGATGTGAGTTCGTCTGTTTCGCTATTTACATTTGAAAGTTGTCCGAGCGAAGAACGGTTCTTTGCAATCGTCTTCTTTACACGTTCCTCCTCGGAGTTCTGTGCGTCGATTAACTCGTTGACCTTCTCGGGCAACTTGTTAAATTCGTCAGCGGTCAGTCGTCCGCCTGTCCGTTTATGTTCTAAGTAGAGTTTTTCTATTGACATATTATGATAGCTTGAATGGGAATGTATAAGTAAAACCGTTGTTGCCTTCTATATCAACTCCATGTGCAAGAGATAGAGCGTGACATATGATGTCTTGAAGTAGTTTAGGGTGAGAGGAAGAATAACTCTCACCCGTATTATCTTCGATGCCACGGATAGAAGCTTGTGCGAAGCGGTTATTTTTCGTACGGCTCTCTGTTATATAGACCTTGATGTGCTTCATTCAACACGTTAATTTATTCTGTTGAAAATCTTGAGAAGGAAGCCTTTTATACTTGGCTTAAATTTTAGTCCAAAGACAACAATAGACAACACCAGCAAGCCCATTATAATTTGCCACCATCTGAAAGGCTCTGCTATCTGCACCTGCTCAACGTGCTTATCTTTATGTCGTTTGTTTTCAGAGAAGTTGACTTTCGTATTAGTCTGCTTGTTAGCAGCACTATCCTTTTTCTCTGACAGCCCTCTTTTTTCGTTTCTGCGGCTTTCAATTCGCTCTTTAATCGATTTCAAACCACGATTAATTATGATTCTGCCGTCGGCTTTATATTCAACCATTGGCACTTTGCTCCCGACATTTGCGTTGGCAGCAGAACTATCCTCCAGGCAAGGAACTTCAAAAACAAACTCACGTATTACACTTGTTAGTTCGTCTATGTTAGTTGTGTCGATAAGCGATATATGCTTTTCGTTTCGCTCTGTTGTCACCTGCTCACTATTATACGTTTGCTTGACGCTTTCAATAGCGACCGACTTCTTTGTCCGACAGCCAACGCACATCGTTATAAGGACGCAAATTAATAGTTTACACGGTGTATCTATAACTCTATTCATACCTCTTTAGATTTAGGTGAGGGAGGAAAGCTCCCTCACTTTGTTACACTTTAAGTTTGAAACACTGCCTTCTCTGTCGTCCGTCGCTATTCTTGTAGGCAACATGTACCCATCGAGAAGTCTTACTTCTTTCCACGATAATTTGATCGTAGGAGTACCCCATTTTGGAGAACTCGTTAGCCATGAAGCGTTCAAACTCTGCCTGCTTACCATTGACAGGTTGCAAGTCTGCTGCATAGCCCTCGACGTGTGCGGAGGTCTTCACACCGCCTACAGCCTTATTCAATTCTGGTGAGCGGTAGCCACTTGTTACACGGATAGCAGGGTTCTCGAGTTTGTGAGCCTCGCAATACTTACCCCATTCTACACGAATACTCTCTAAAAGAGTTATCGTTTCTGTAAGGTGAACCTTCACAATAGAAGGAGGGTTGTTGTTTATCTTGAGTTGTTCAGCAGTGCTGGATTGTACCAGCTCTGCTATTGAAAAATTTGCCATACTATTCTTCTATTTTTTGATTTACATTTTTCTCTTCACCAATGTAGTCAGCGACATACTGAATAACTTTCTTTGCATCTCTATCTGAAGCTGCACTAACGACTGATTGAATGATGCGCTGCATATCAGCAGCAGTACTCTTTCTCTCTCTTGCATGTTCAATGAGACTCTTTGTTTCTATGATGAGTAAGGAAGCAGAGAACAGTAATGTACAGATAGGGAAAGTCTTAACACCTAACAGAGAACAAGACGTGAAAATTACGACATCGATAATCAAGGCGATAAGAAGAAATCGCCAATACTCACCAATCTTACCAAGCGTCTTACGCATAAGGTGCGAAGTCAAAGGCTTCTTCAACTTATTTTGCGTATAAACCCTATCCCACAAGTCGATGAAGGCTGCGCTAACGACTAAAGCCCACATCACGACACATGTTATAAGATGTGTAGCTACAGAGTGAATAAACTCTGGTGTAAACTGTAATTCAACTATATCCATACGAACACCTCCTTTACAATAGGAAAAGAAAAACACCCACGATCGCACCAAGCATACCTGCACAGACATCGAGCCAATCGAACTGCTCCTTTCTGTAGTAGTAATCGACACTCTCTTTTCCAGTCATGATGAAGAATGCTGGTACCAATGCGAAGATTAAGCACACATCAATAGCATGTAAGGCCTTGCACACAATCATCGAAACGACAAGACCAGCAAACATGTGCAGATACTTATCGCTACCGATAGCAGCGAGCCTTCCGAAAATCCTGTAAACACAATCTAAAAAACTTTTCATATTCAATTATATATTAGTTAATTACCAATCAAAATCAACAGTTCCAGTATAAAGAACACCAGCTCCAGGTGTTTCTTTAGTCTTAGTTGGAGTAAGCCATAACGGATTAACATATAAATAATGACTTATCCAACCGCCATCAAGTTTTCTAATCTCTCGATGATCACAGATATAAACTCCAACATTATCATTGCCATTAAACGCTATCCATTCTTTGCCATATCCCATTTCAAAGAAAACATAACTGCGAGGTTGTTCACAGTTAAAGATTACCATGTCAATAGGAGCACCATAGGGAATCTCTCTGTAAAAATCAGTAAGACCTCGATGCAAACCAGGATTATCAACATCCAAAACAACTCCGTTATCACCATCTTCTCCTTGATAGCCTGGTGCATATAATGGAATTTTATAGCAGACGATATCACGTCCACCACTTTTCACAGTTACGGTAGGCAACTGTACCTGTACACCATCTGTTTCAATGTGACCTCCATGATGTACGTACATTATATCGTCTTTGATGACTGCGCAAATCTTCGCATAATGACCAAACTGTCCTTGACACCATACGTCCTTAGCATAGAAGCGTGGCAGGCGTTTACGAAAATTCCCTTCGACATACTTACGCATACCCAAATCACCCTCCATTGCCATAATAGCTTGTTTTCCTCTTTCCTCAAAATAGATACCACCAGTAGGTTCTCTATTGCTGTTAAGACATCTAAGGACCTTAAATGTTCCGCTTGCTCCATCAAGCTCACCCCCGAACTTACTATTACCAGTAACGGTGATATTCTGAAAAGTAGCCCCCTCAGCATCGATAGTCTGAGCCTTGATGCCTTCAGCTACTATTGCCTTTGCATCGATAAAATCAGCATTAAGCTTTCCGCCACTGGTAAAGAATGGCACTTTGCCAGTAGTCGTCGTAACCTTGAATGTGTCTGCTACGATGTCAAAGGTGCTATTCTCGCCATTAAGAGTGAATCCGACACGCTTAAGTCCTTTTTGCAAGTCTATTACGACAGCAGAGATTGAGTTATCGCCAATTTTAAACTCAGTTTCAAACTGCTTTGTGGTGTACTTTTGTGCGGAAGTCCAATCCTCAATATCGAACGATTCTCCTGCTTTCTTAGATTGTACGCAAACAAGTAAGTCGTTTTTGTACTTCTCTCTGTAATTAGCATTAGTCCATTGGTCGCCTGCATCGTACGGAGGAACAGGTACGGCTTGCACGAAAACTCTACGCTTACCATCTGCTGTATCTTGTGCGTGCTTAGCTGCTTCAAGTGACTTCAACACGTCAGCGTCAGTAATCTCTTTCCAATAGAAAGACCCATCTTGATTTTTCTCGAATGAATAAGAACGACCTCCACCAGTCTCAGCATAACTTCTATTATAATAGATGTCATGCAGGTGCATCTCTTTCGTTTCGTCATCCGTCCACTCGTTTGCAGGCTCGTTCGTCAACGTTGGAATAGCGTCGCCAAAACAAATCAAAAATTGGTGGTCTGTTTGCTCTTTCACCGAGTCAATACGACTCTGCATTGACGATAGATAATCCTGTAAGAGGATATATTTGCCTTGGCGTGAAGGATTCTCAACACGTATCTCGAATTTCTGGTTATCGAATAAGAAGATAGGATCAGGAAGGATAAAGCTATTGATACCCTTTATAATTTTGAAGTAAGGCGCACCTTCGCCAGCAGCTGACTGTATGATAGCACTCTGTCTTTCCTCATTTGTGAGGTGACCCAACTGCACAACCTCGTCACCCACCTGCGGAGTATCGCTACCACTTGCGTAGTAATCAACATTCGTATTGTCTGCGATGTCAACATAATCAACACCGACTTCAACAACACGCCTATGCCAATAGTGATTAGACAACTGACCGTCTGCATCAATCAAGTTGAATGTCTCGCACAGTGCGAGGTCATCCACCTGCATAGAGTTATACACCCTACGACCCTCACTATCCTGCTGACGGAAGTAGCATCGCCATGCACCTACAATCCTCTCTATCTTAGATATCACGAAGCTACCAGCAGAGTTCACAACCTTTCCCTTGATATGAGAGGTCTTCATTATCTCAACCTCCTCAGCGGTAAGTTTGCGATGCACGTGCAAGTATTCAGCATCTATATGCCAGGCACCTCGTTCATCCTGATAGATAGACACGCCTGATTCTCCACGAACAGACTTACCAAACACGATACCCTTCATGAAGGTAGTCAGTGCATTAACGATTGTATCTTGATCTGTTCGAACGATTTTCTCCCAATCGACACTCTTAGGGTCGAGTGTGCGTGCAGCCTTTGCCTCGTCAGCTAAGCCAGCAGCAATCTTCTGCGCATCCAAAGTAAGATAGTCACCAATACGATCGAGCGCATTCAGTACCGACATATTATCGTGTCGATGTCCAAAAGCACCGTCACCCTTATAAGCGGTGGTGACTTCACGAGAGAACCATTCAAGGATAGCTTCAGCTGTGGTAATGTTCCACTTATCAGAGTAAGGATTCTGAACTGGGAAAAGAGCCCCACTGCTCAGCGGTAGTCGCTCAAGCTCAACTAAGCGTGGGGCGATGGTAAAAGACCCTACATCAGGAATCTTGATATCCAACATTGCAGGCGCAGCGTCCTCTGACCTGGTTATATTCAGGTAGGGACGTGCATCTGCGTACTTATAGGTAAATGTATAAGATGAAGGGAGGTCTTTTGTCTGCCAACTTACGTCGCTCTCAATTACTACAATGCGACGTACATAGTTGCCTGTGTAGAGGAATTTACCCAAAGAAGGGAAGAAATCGAGCAACCATTTACGATCTTCCTTAGATAGGAAGCCTGTATTCTTTTTGTACTCTCTGACTGTATCGACACGATATTCCTCCGAGTCATTCTCAATCTCAGCTACATTGTGCGTATGTTTCGCAGTGTTCTCTGCATCACCATACGCACGGAAGGTGTCGATACCACCGAGTGAGTTTTCGAAGAGTACCCACTGTTCTTCCTCACTTCGAATATCTGAAGCATAGTATCGCTGAATGTAGGTGAGTCGAGTTCCAGCAGCATCTTCTATCCATACGTCATAGTAGCTTGGCATCTTGCCTAACTTACCAGCAATGACGCCATATTGCATCGGCATCGTCCACACCTTACCGTGAGAGAGGTTGCCGAGTTCGATGTCTGTCTGAACATAGCTACCGTTCTCTTCTATATACGCACGACACTTAGCTACGCAATCCTCGACAGCGTAGTAACTAAGAAACTCTGGCGTGTAATAGGTCACAGGTTTTACAGTAGGTTGCCACGTCAAGAAGTTACGCTTCAACCAATCTGAAGCGGTGTCAGCGAAATTGTCAATACCAGCACGGAGTACGGTGAATTGCCAAGACTCTTGTGCAGCTGTCTTATCTTCGATGAGATTAACAAGGAACTCACGAGCAATATTCGGTTGACGATAAATTGTAGTCGACTCCTGGAGCTGAAAAGACAACAGCGGAGTGACGATATTCTCCAAGTCTATCTCTATGCGCTTAGCCTTGTTAGGTGTATAAGTGTGCTGCACAATGATTTCATTCGAGTCTGCATACTTCAGAATGAATGTAACCTCTTGCGTGCTTGATATAATAAAGTGATTCATCGAGCCCGTCAGGCTGAGCGAATCAGGTTTAAGAATAATATCCATGTGCGAATTGTTTAACACAAAATTACCATATATATTGGAGATGATAAAGGACAGGTTTAAGACCCAATTAAATAGGTACGCACTCCAACCAAACCTCCGTCCGAGTGTATTCGTACTCTCCGTGTCTGAACCAGCCACCTTTTCGAGTTATACGCTCAGTATATGAACGCTGCTTACCATATTGCACACCAACAAACTCAGCTGAAGGTAGAGGAGGGTAGACCGTCACGAAGGTCTTGTTTCGTTCTCGATCAGCTGCTTTGTATTCTTCCCAGCTGACAGATGTTCGTTTCTCTTTTCCAACCCACTTATACTTCACATCCATAGCCTTGAGTTGTTCATTGATAGTAGGAGCAGTAATGGTAGGCTGCATAAGCGATACCGTGTACAGCTCTGACTCTACAGGCTCATTCTTTCCTCCAAGTGTGAACTTGAGTTTGTTGAAAAAGAACGGCACACCACGAATAACAACCTTAGCATAAGAGGATAGGTTCTGCTTCTGCGACTGAGAGAGTAGCAGTTTCACCTTCATATCGTGAAGTGAATTGCGCAGCAGCAAGTCATATTCACGGTAGAACTTTTCGAAGATGCCTTGTGGACCATTGTAATGCAAAGCGTAATCGAAGATGCGAGGATGTGAAGGTGCATTCACATCGTAAGCAGAGATAGTTCCTGCTGGACGACCGTCTGAAAGATAACTGAAGGCGAGTATCGTCTTTTGTTTGTTGGCAGATTCCGAGGTATTCTCCTTTGGTTCTGTCGCAACAACCATCTTCGAGTTGAGTGACATGTATGAACCTACGTAGAGGAACTTACCCATATCATAGGTGAAGTCTTCCTCCTTGATAGTTGCCTTATAACTAAGCATTCGTAACTCTGGTATAAGTTCAGGAACCTTTATCTCTTTTGCTTCAAGAGTTTCTCCCGTGTTGTAGTCTTGTGAAGCTTCGCCTATCTTCACCGTCACTTGGAAGTCACCAGACCATCCTGTCTTATAGATAGCCCCATCGATAGGGTCGAAGTAAGCGTTCGGGTTCGCCTTTACTAAGCTATCTATATCGTCGTAGGAGTCTGAGATTTCTGAGTCAACCTTCTCCTCCGCTGAGAGTGTAACACGCTTATAGTCGTTCTCTGACTTATAAGAGAGTGTAGGTTCTTGGGTTACGCAATGGGTAAGGTCGGTATTCGGAGTTTCATTCAGCGCATCACGCAAGAAGATGATATCTGCAATGCGCTTACCTTCATCAGAGGTGAACTCACAGCAGAACTTCTTACGAAAGACAGAGATAAAATCTGCACAAGTAATATCAGGAACAAGGTCAGCGACCTTTATCTTTCCATTCACTAAGACGTCCATAACGTTGTTTACGACTACCATCTTATTGAATGGTTCTGTGCGAGTAAAGAAGTTCTCTTGCAGATCATACCCAAAGTAAGCGAAGACACGCTTCAGAAGATAGTTCGCACGGATGAATGGCGACATATAATATCCAGGTGCGAGCGTAATAGGTACGTCGTTGACATACTCTGTGCGCTGTACTGCATTATAGAAGTCACAATCCTCACCGCTCATATCGGGGTGAAACGATTTAACTGAAGGTACCTCTGGAAGGAAGTCGTAGATCTTGTCGTATCTCAACACCTTTTCCTTACCAAACCCATTTAACACTTTATAATTAAGACCTTCCTTTTGTCCAGAATCATCCGTGAAAAGCACTGGAAAGATGCCGTAATGCTCATTAGAGTTATTGCGAAGATTACGACAAAAATTAATCCCTTCTTCTACAGTGTTCACTCCTGGTATGAATTCGCCTTTGAAGACATCCTTCAACTTTACCTTCTGAATCCTTGAATAGAAGGAGCCATCGTTAATGTAGAAGGAGGTTGATATTCCACCCTTGTATTGAGCAGACAGCACCACCTGTCTACATTGAGCGAAGTACTCACCATCTTGTATCGCGACATCTGTAGCAGTCATCTTCACACGTCGACCGAACGAGTCAGGGAAACCGAGTATCCTGCGATTACGTTCTGACGAAGGCAACTCGAGCGGTGTCGTCTGTTCTCCGTAATCATTGAAGAATGGATTGGTTCGTTCAACCTGGATCTGTGTGTCGGGCTTGAGGTTGTAGTCTTCGCCCTTCTCTATGTTAGTTATCTTCATTACTATGTAAGGTGTTAAGTCTATTTACTTCCGAATCTTCGTGCCTTGTCTTGTAGCTGCTGCTTCTGTTCTATCTCATTAAGAGAGACTGATGCAGGAATGCCGTCTACAGACAATCGATCAAGCACATCAGTTAATCGCTCGATGAGTGTATCCTTGTAGGAGTCTTTAACCACACCACGCACGTCATTAACTGTTGGTGTGACATATCCACCAGAGGCACGACCTTGTGCCTGCTGAACAAGAAACTTATTCATGTCGAGTGTGCGGATAGTTCCTGCACGCTGCGCACGGTCGATGATATCAATGAATGGTGCAACGGTAGGATTCTCGACGGCTGCATTTGAAGCCACCCACTCCTTGCTGTGACCATAACCACCTTCTCCGACGAGGACGGTTGGTTTGTCGATAAATCCACGTCTGTCAGGGTCGTAGTCCGCACGGAACATTTTGCCATCCTGCTTGCGCTCTACATCGATACTACCACCAGACTCAAGACCTGTTGCGACACGTGCACCTGAAGCAGAGGCAGAACCACCTGCTCCGCTTAGCGTCATTCGCTTCACCTTATTGCGCTCTGCAAGAGCAGCTGCAAGCTGTGCTGCACCCGTGATACCCATCAAGGCAGCAGCAGGAATACCAGCAGGGAAACCCAATTCAGAGAATGTCTTAGCAATTGCAGAAGCAGTTGATGCGATGATCTGCGCTGCTTGAATAGCGAAGTTAACATCCGCATATTTCTTCTGTATCTTCAGCTTCTCATTAGCCTTCTTCTTCTCAAGCTCCGTAGTATCTTTACCAGCTTTCTTTGCTGCTTCAATCTCCGCATCATACTTCGCATCAACGTTCGCTTCCTCTGCTTGCTGTAGTGCCTGAACAGCTCCACTGGAGAGGTTAGAGTAAAAATCGAATGCCTCCTTCATCTTGGCAATCTTCATATTCTTCACTGCCTCTTCATATTCTTCTTCAGATATCTCTTTATTCTGAAGGTGCATCTTCAACTGGTCCAACTCTGCATTATAGAGTTCCTGTTGTGAAGCAAGACCATACTGCTGACGTATCTGAAGGCGGTGTTCTTCTGCCTGCTGATCAAGAAGAGTAAGAGCCTGCTGGCGTTCTTGCTCATTGAGTACACTATCATCTTCTATCTTCTTGCGACGTGCGGCATACTGGTCTTCGAATGTGTCAAGCCCATACTCCTGTCGTGCTTGTGCCTTTTGTTCCTCTGCTTTCTTCGCATAATCTACGATGATAGCAGCTTTAGCAGCTTCGTAAGCCTTTGTAACTTCCTTCTCACGTTCGCCATTCTCTTTTGCTCGTTGCAAGGAAGCCTGGTAATATCCATCCAAGAGGAGCAGCTTTGCATCACATTCTTCTTTAAGCGTCTGTGGTTTAGCAGGTGCGGACTCCTGAATCTTCTCAAGAGATTCGTAGTATTCTTTTTCAGCCTCGATATAAGCGGTATTCGCTGTCTGCTGCTGATCAGCGACAGCCTTAGCTTGACCTTCCTGCAATGCTTTCTTTTTCGCAGCGTCCTTGAAGACTAAGTTCTCAGAGCGTTGCAAATATGCCTTCTCTATGTCGAGAAGTTTGTTCTGATGCTGAATATTGAGAGCAGCTACGTATGCGCTGTATTGCTCTTGCGTAAGACTCTTTTTCGCAAGAGCTTCTTTCAGGGCATTCAGACTCTTATCATAACTTCGCTTTTCAACATCGATATCTTGAGCACGATCATGAGAAAAAAGTTTAGCTGCTACTTCATCAGGGTCTGGACCCTTCTTGGTTTTATCCTTTTTTGTTTTAGTTTTCTTTTTAGAATCTTTGATTCCATTTTCAATGGTGCTTTTGCCTCCGCCAGAACCACTTTTATTTGCAGCATGATTTTTTACATCGGGTGTTACATCGACTGAAAGATGAGCGACCTTCTTATTGCTTCCAGTGTTTTTTATCGCTTCAATAAAATTGTCACGAACATTTGCAGCCATCTTCTTGGCATCATTACCAATTTCTACCCACGTGTCTTTGTAGGCATCCCAAAGTCCCTTGATACCTGTTGTAATTTTATCGACGTCAAACGAAAAAGCACCTTCAATAACCTTTGCCCAAGCCTTTGCCATTCGACCCATACCTTTGAAGCCATCAATTACGAGATAAACTCCAAACTTGAATACCTCCCATGTACTCTTGAAGTTGTTTTTAATGTGTTCAATGCCTGCACGAAACACCTTAGATTCATTATATAAATCAATGAAGTAGTTAATGATTTTAACTGTGTAGTCGATAATCTTAGACAAGGCTTTAACTCCGAATATCTTAGCTTTCATTGTAAGTTCATCAAAGCCATGTTCGCCAAGACCGAAGAACTTAGACATCTTCTCGTTAAGTTCTGCTTGTGCGTCGACCTCTTCACGCTGGAGTTCTCCGTATTCGCCTGTTACGCCTTTCAGCTCCTCCATATTAGTAGACATATCTGCTAAGGTCTTCACGAGTTTCATACCCTCGTTGCTCGCTGTTTTGCCAAAGACCGCCTTCATGACTTGACCCACCTGCATAGAGTTTTCAGGCAGCTCCTTAATCTTACCTGAAATCATCTTAATAGCCTCTAAGATACTGGTCTTTCCTGATATAAGGTCAGCTTCGAGTTGCTTGCTTGAGATACCGATAGAATTAAGTGCGCTCTGTGTAGCTGAAGACATAGTACGAATACGGTTTGTAGCGGTCTGTATTAAACCCATACCTGCCTCATTGAATATACCTGAGCGTGTCTGTGTGATACTGGCTACAAGGTCATTAACAGCACCTCCAGCGTCACTAAAGGCTGGTCCATACTGTTGAATCTGACTGAGGAATGTTCCGTTAAGGTCAGCACCAGCCTGCAATCCGTCCTTAATAGCATTAATAGCCTCAGTCGTAGATATACCGTATTGATTGGTGAGAGATTCAACTGTACCGAGAACCTCCTTGTAGTCTTTACCCATCTGTGAAGCGAGTGCTGATATCTGACTCTGTGTGTGGACGAGTTCGTCACCTTGTATGTTAAAGAACTCACGTGTCAGACGCTGCGCCTCTTCAATCTCTACATTGTAATTATACCACCACTTTGCTCCTTCTATCACGGCAGAGATAGAAGCAACAGCAGCGGTAGCCACACCAACGAGCTTTGTCCAACCACCAGAGATAGATGAGAACATACCTTCAAACTTGCCCATGATTCCAGACGACTGTTTCCCCATAGAATCAGTCAGTCCAGAAGCATCACGACGTAATTCTGATATACGTCCATTCACGCTACGAAGCTGTGACGCTAAGTGCTCATACTCTTTAGGATTCGCTGCCTTTGAAGTATTATTCAGTGCTGCCTGAAGTTCCTTGGCATGTTTCTTGAGCTGTGACATCGTCATAGCATTGACATCCATTGCAGAGCGAAGTTCACGCAGTTTCTTATTATTATCAGCAATCTGATTACTATAATTCTTCACCTCTGCTTGTAAGCGTTTGTACTCAGCGGTCTCTTTCTTACCTGCTGCCTCGAGGTCGAGCATTCGATTCTGTCGAGCCTTCATTTCCTTACTAAGGTCCTGCGTAGCACGCTCAAGCTGTCGTAATTCCTGCTGTGCCTTGTCTGTTTTAGCATCGATAACCAAGGCAACGTGGTCTTCTTTGATTTTGCTCATATCTATTGATTATCTGTGGGTAATATGTGATTTGAAAGTGCATCCTCCATTTTCTTTCGCCAAGCAGCACGAACTTCATTTGTAAATCCTGCTTGAATATCAGGGAAAGTTTCGTTGTACAAAACACCCCATACAACTCTATTATAAACAGCATACTTAGCACGCTGCTTCTTGGCTCGCTTACTGTTTAAGCCTGCATAGTTAATGCGGTATTGCATATCGAGGAAACGTAGATAAGAAAGAACCCCGATATAAAGGGTGAACTTTCCGTTCGATTCTTGAAGAGAGAAAGCACGACGAGATAAGAAGTCTCGAAGAGTTCCAGTGTGCTCCTTGAAGTAGCGATTAGCAACTTCTTCCTGCGTCTTATAGATGATGCCGATATCACGACGAAGAATCTCAGAGACGAACTCATCCTTTACGAATTGATCTGTTATCATGACACAAAGATAACACGAGAAAAATAATGGGAAAAGGACAAAAAAGCGAGAGCAGCACGTCTCACGACGTACTGCCCTCAAAAACCATAACTTAAAATACAACTATAACTATAAAGACTTATATTTCACGGAACATCCATTTGAATTCCAACCCTTGCGCACCAGGTCGATTGCAGAACTTATATCCTGCATTGAGAAGAGCTGTGGTTATTTGCTCTGCACACACCTTAGCAGAAGGGTCTAAATTGCGAATAGCATCTATTACCTCGGGGGGTAGAGAAGAAGTGAGTTGTTTCTGCTGGTGTCGACGCTGGACGATATGTCGCTGATAAAGCAGCTATGTATATACTAATGTCTGTTATAGGCTGCTCGTCGTTTTCTTTCTTCGTTGTCATTGTCTTAAGGTTTTATAGTTTTTGATTATCGGTATCTCCGTGTGGGTCAACCGAGGTGAGAAATGAGTTGAGATCCCTACGCAGTGAGCGTAGAGTGTCGAGGAATGTGAGAACGGTGTCAGACTTTATATTGCCAGCATCCCTCCATTGATCAATAAGAAAACCCTCGATGGCTTCTAAGCGTTCTGTGCGCTCAGAGATATAACCAGGGTCGAGCATTGCTCGAAGGGTCTCAGTTGTTTGTTCGTCGAGATTAACGATAGACGCTTTCATTTTGTATTTCATTTTAAATCAATTATTTTCTTTACTTCAGACAGAGTTTTATAAGAACTCTTAAGATTGTTCACACGCTCTTCCCAACTATCCATAGCTGTTTGTTGACGAGAAGAAGCTTCGCCTGCCTCATGAATACCTCTATAATATTCGAGATAAGATGTCGCCTTAGTGAGTTGACGCTTAACATTATCTCTTAAAGACTTTATCAAGCCTGGTGTTGAACAGAAGTCATCTAACGGTATGAATAAGCCTTTTTCAGCATGGTAATCATAAACAGCTGGGTCGGTTATGATCTTCATTTCTCACCCCCTTTCTGAACACTACTTTTAATATGATCAGGCAAAGAATAATATTCGTCGCCATCGTCTGGTACAGACTGAATAGACTCTTGAGAAGAATCGAAGCCAAACATACCACGTACTGGTGTGAAATAGAGGCGCAACATACACCTTCTCATTATGTTGTTTCTATGAACAGAGATAACTCCGAGAGGACCTTCGCTAACTTTGAAAAGGAATTTTTCTTCAGCCTTTGGGATAGCACAAAATTTTTCCTCCAGTTCTTCAACAACCTTGTTGAATGCTTTTTTGTCCGCTACAAGAACTCCTTGGTGTTCCCTCATACAGTCAGCAAGCGGTGCAAGCTCTTTTGGGATTGAATAATCGATAATACTATAATCAAAGAATATCATTTCTCACCTCCTTTCTCTGTCACTTCATTAAGGTTCTTACTGAGTTCCTCGCTAAAACCTTCCAAAGAAAGCACTTCTTTATATTGAAGACGTATAACGGCTTCTGAGAATTCGTGAACAGTAATGATATGAATATAGCCTTTATCAACTTCGAGTTTATACCTTCCCTTTGCCTTTGGAATGGCATCCAGTTCTGATTTAAGTTCTTTAATAAACGTCTTCAGCGTAGATTCGTCAGCCATAAGAGCTTGGTAGCGTTGTTCCATACACACGGCAACAGGCTCAAGGTACTTCGGGGTAGAATGTGCCTTGAAATAATAATCAAAGAATATCATGCCTTGCCTCCTTTCTTAATTATACTTTTTAAATGATCTGGGAGAGTGAAAATAGCTTCACCTTTATCGGGGACAGGAAAAATCTCAAGGTTCTGCTGTTCGCACTGGGTAGAACTATCAAAAGTTTGAAAGCCCCACAAGCCAAGTATGTCGGAGAAACTTATACTTATCACCGAGAGTATAATTTTATCGTCGTAAATAGAGATAGAACTATCAGAAAGATTGAGCGTATATTTTTTATTCGCATTGGGAATCGAGTTAAACTTCTTATACACCTCATCGATAAATACTGCAAACGTATCAATGTCTGCTACAAGAACCTTGTTATATTTCTTTATATATTCGGAAAGCGGTTCAAGGTCTTTAGAGATAGAAGGAACCTTGCGATAATCATAAATGAATATCATGCCTTGCCTCCTTTCTGTTTCTTTTCTGATTTGTTCATACGATAAACTAAGTAGCCTGCACAGAGAGTTGAAACTACAGATGTAATAGGCTGCTGCTCGATGGCAACAGCTGCCACAATCACGCACAAAGATACAAGGTTAACTCGAATTACCAAACGACGGGTAACTGAGAACTCGCAGATACGGCTGTAGAACTCGCTTTTTGAGTCGAGCCAAAGATTAAGAGACTTGATTTTGCGCTGTATCGTAGCACGTACGTCGATAGGCTGCTGTTTCGCAGAGTTCTCGAATTCGATTACTTGTTGCATATTACGCTTTGTTTTGACATTTCCCAGAACCGCTGGGTACGGATACGAAAAAAGCGGATGCTCTTCCCGTTCGTCAAAACAAAGCGATTTCGCACCGAAGGGCAATTTCACTGGGAGGCATCCGCCATATCTTGGCTCAGTAGAAAAAAGGTGGGGAAATTTTCTTAATTAATATATTTTTCTTTC